AGCATTGAGAACCATACTCCCCGTATCAATCCAGTCATTTACACTGGAAAGAGTGGAATCACTCAGATATGCTGAGTATGGAACTACATCGTCCAAAGCGTTCAAAGACGCTAAAATATCTTTATCTAATTTTTCAATCATATTAACAATATATATCAGGTTTTGAATTTGAGGGTTTCATTATTGAATCATTTAATAAATAATTCGATGTTTTGCTACTTTTAGGTGTTACTTTGTTGAAAACCAAATTCAAATGATCACGAATGATCTGAACTTGTTTCTCACTCAAATTATTGGTATCAGAGATTTCAAAAAACCCATTTAACCAAAATGTAAATTGTTCTGGTAACATATTATAGATCGTTAATCGAAATAACTTTAGGTGAAGATGTCGGAGCATTTTGTTCAACGGGAGGAGTATTAATCTTCTCATATTGAAGCAAAATTCTGTCATCCAAAACCACATCGCTTGTTACGATATTAGTCTTATTGAATGTCCAATTATTTTGATCACGAAATTCTTTGTTAATAAACTCAAAGAAGAATACTGGAAAGCTCTGAACTTGAATCTGTCCTGTTTGTTCTGGTTGAACGAATAGAATGACTGGATTGTTAAGTGTCAGTGTGGTTGCCGTTTCATCTACAAGTTTACCGATGATGTTACGTCCGATTTGGTCAATGATTGCTACGTGCTTTGTTGTTTTCATATACTGTGTTATTTTAATAGATTATTTTGCTTTTTCAAGTTCTAATTTGTTGTTTTGTAATTTTTTCTGGAATCCTAATGCTATTCCGTGTTTTCCGTCTGCCATCTTAAAGAAATAATCAGATCGCTCTTTGATTACTTTACGAACGATTTCCAACTTTGGATTGGGGAATTCTACATCATATTCTTTATCATTCAATAGATTGATAAAATTTTCGATAATTCGATTCTCTGCATCATTCAACCCCTTCACATATGCTTCTTGTATTGTCATAATTAATAAATTTGTGCAGGGTTTATATACATTCTCGCTGGACTTTCTCCTGCTTATTCCAGATCAGATAGGAGCTACCTATCAACAATTTTTATGCATTTTCTACAAATGCGTATAATTCTTTAGCGCGTTTAATGATTTCTTCTGAAGTTGGAAGCAAATTACTGATGATTTTATCATCAATTTTATCTTCTACCCAACTATCGTCTTCAGCGCCAATCATTCTCTTTTTGGCGTTATGCAGCTTCTCGTGAAAAACTGTCATTAAATCACCATGTGCTATGCTCAATATATTGAGCCTTATCTCGTATGCGTTTTTGTTTGTGTTCATATGTTTGTGTAAAATCAGGGTGTTGTGCCTGATAAGAATATATACCCCATTTATAGGGGAATGCAAGCATTATTTCGAATAATCTCTTGGATGCTTTGATTGAATATAAACTTCCCCATATGCTTCAAGAGTTCCTGTGATCATTTGAAATTCTTTCTGGGAAAGAGAATCTAAATTTTTAAGCTTTGCATGAGCTTCTTTATATTTTTCTTTGAAATGGGATTCTTTGTCTTCTTTCTTAGCTTTTCTCAAGGCATCAGCATATGGTTTTACTTTACCAGCAAAGTGGTAAGCTGTTAAAATAGCAAAAGACCCTTTTTTCCTCGCGGATTCTTCTATTTTTTTTGCTCCATCTGCTCTTTTTGTTACAAAGGTTGGAAAAAGAGTATCGACAAGTTCGTTTAAAAGTTTTTCAAATAAAATCGTAAATTGCATATTATTATTTAGTAGATATTACAATCCAAACAAATTTTCCAATTCCACTGTAAGATTTTCTGATGGTTTTCTTAGTTTCCATCCGACTGCTTCATAGAATCTCTCGATTGCAGCATGGAATATCTTGCTAAACATTTTCTCGTAATCAACCACGAAAATATTATTAAATTCTTCGTGCCAATCTCCTTTAAAACCGATCATCTCCAAATTATATTTATTGGGTTTCTTGACATATACCATACGAACTTTATCTCCTGTTTTAAATTTATCATATTTGGAAGACCATTCGTTCTGTCCGACAATTAGATCATGGAAATAAGCAGCTTTCAGATGACTCGGCATCCCTTTCACGGTATTCATTCCATTACATCTAGCTGAATATTCTGAATAATTATTCATACCAGAGATCTTTGCAATATCTGCGATAGGCAATTTCTTAAATTCTTCGTATGCTTCATTGAACAGATCATTAGTTTCCTTCAAGGATTGAGTCATGATCATGTGTTCAATGACTTTCTTGACATATGGTTTGACCTTTTTAGGCATGGTAGTCTTCACTACATCAACTCCCCGATATTTAAACTTATCCACCTTTGTTCCCTCATCATCCAGAACATGCAGGACATAATATTTCTTACCGATGAAAATTCCGCTATCACAAATGGTTTCTCGTTTGAATACGAATCGCGGATCAGTGCTTCTCAGAGCTTTTCTTGCCCATTCTGTCATGCTATTGTTGATATAATCCTCAATATCTTCGCACAATGTATAAAATTCATCAGAACCAGCATCATATCCAAACATTTTCAGAGAAACCATGAAGGAATCCGTATCCCCGTAAATGCAACTCGCTTGCAATAAAGATTCCGATACATCTGGTAAGTTCTCTCTCACATAATCCTGAAACAAATCATTACTCTTTTTAATAACTGCTTGTCCTGTTAAAGTCACCGATGTTCCAATATCCTCATCTCCAAGGGGAGCGTATTTGTTGAGCATATATCCATACAGGGAATTGAGGTGAATTTTGTAAGCGTATTGAATACTATCAAATTTCTGCTCTCCCGCTTTATCTCCATTTTTTCGGCATTCCATCATCTTACTCTTCATCTCCTTCCTCTTGGTATAAAGATTGTCTAGGAATTCAGGAACCAGTCCTCGTTTCTTTTGAGAAAATAGAAATCCAGCCTTAGTCAATGCAGCTTGTTCCTCATCAATGAATTTCTTAAAGTTCTCAGGAGTCATCTCAAACAACCTACCTGATACATGATGGATTTTCACTTTGTCCCCATCCTTCTCAACTCTACCTATTTTTGTCTCAGGGGAGAGATTTAGGGAAATCATGACTGATGGATACAGCGAGTTGGCATCGAATGACACGATATTTTCAGCAAACCCCACTTTTGGTTCTGACACATAACCTCCAGGTGCTTTATAATCAGTGACAGGGCGAATGAAAGTTGGAATATACTCATCGCGCATACGCGCACGAATAGCAATAGCACCGTTCATTGGTGGAACGGTTTTGATGGCATTTTCCAAGTCACATAGTCCCGTGTATGCGAGGAATCGAAGAAGATTGATGTATCCCTTTTTCTCGTCTAATTTAACACAAATTTCCACATCGCGAATGTTGTAATCTGTGTATGTATACCAATCGTTTTTAGCCAATTCCCATAGATTACCTTCATGCTGAATTTTATTGATACCTAATTCAACTTCTCCGATATTATCCAACTTGTATGATTCTTGCTTCTCTAAGCTGAATTTCATATACATCACATAATAATCCAAAATAGAAATTCCTTCGATCACATACTCCTTGGTAGGCATTCCAAATTTACCATTCGGATTTGTCTTTTCGTAAATCCTTTCAATTGGTGACAATTTCTTTGCCCATTCTTCTCCCAATTCAAATGTAATTCTGTTGATCAGGTAGGGAATATCGAACCCTGCTATGTTCCATCCACTGATCACATCAAATTCCTCTTTTCTAAAGAATTTGATGAATGATTTTAATAGGTCTTCTTCTGATTTACAAAAATAATATCTCACGTCATCTCTTGTCGTGTGATAATTCTTCAAACCGAAAACATGATACATTTTAGAGAATGAATCATAAACAGTTATCAAATTGACTACTGCTGGAGCGGTGTCTGGTTCGGGGAAAAAATCTGGATTTGGACATTCAATATCCAAGTAAGCAACCTTCAAAGGATATTGGGAGAAATTGTCATCCTCACATACCGACCAATAATTATCAATCAAGAATTGTTGGTATGGGGGGAGATTTTCATAGATTCGCTTGATATTACTATCTTTTACAAAATTGTTCCTATCATAGCTGGATTGAAATTCGCGTTTTTTGAGAGCCGTGCCATAGATGGACTTCTCCGTTCCTTTCTTGTCTTCCAAAAGGATATAGGGCTTGAAATCGTGTTCTTCCCGAATACGTTCCCCATTTTCATTCCATTTCCAAATGAAAATTTTACGATCCTTATTCGAATACACGCAATTGCGATACATAAAAGAAGGATAAACCATGAAATGCCAAAGTCAATACGATATTAACCCCATCAAATGATTAAATGAAAATATG